GTCATCCTGAAGGCCGCCCGGCGCCTTGCGGTGGACTACGGCCCATTTACCCTGAGCGGGCAGGCTGTGGCCTTCTCCCGTGGCCGGGTGCCCCTTGTGGCGGATACCGGGACATTCACCCTCACGGGGCAGGATGTTGGCCTGAAGGCCGGGCGCCTGCTGACGGCAACGACCGCCCTATATTCGGTATCGGTGCGGGATGCCACGCTTGTTTACAGCGCCGCGCCAGTTGTGGCCGCTGTCGGTGGGTTGGGCAGGAAACGAACGAAGGGCTTCAAGCGTATCCGGCTTCCTGTTGCTCAACCCGCAGTCGCCTATGAGGCTTCGTCTGTCCCGGTTGAGTTGAAGCCAATTGCCAAGAAGGCGTGGCAGGACGATGACGACGAATGGATTTTGCTGGCCTAGCGTGTAATTCCAGCGGGGCGCCGGTTGTGGTATGAACTGGCATCCTCCGCAATATGTGTGCAGAGGGTTAATGGACGACAAATCCGAAGCCGAAATCCGCCGGGGCCAACGAGCCGCAGCCTTCCTTGAGGAAGGCGGGGTATTTCGCGAGGCGTGGCAGGAAATGGCCGAGCGCATCACGGAAACCTGGCGCAAGTCGCCCGCCCGCGACACGGAAGGCCGGGAGCGGCTATGGGCCATGCTCCGCGCCATGGATGACCTAGAAGCGACAATCGCCGGATACGTGGGCGACGGGGCGATAGCCCTAGAACGAATTCAGGCCGAAGAGCGCGAGAAAGCCCTCAACGGCGGATGATTCCCCGCATGACGGGGTGACGGAAACCAACGCTGTGAAGCGTCGGCTTCCCCTTGATGGAACTACGCATGAGCATCGAGGCGACGCCCGCAGGGGCACCCTCAATCGACTCCCTGATTGATACCATCGTTCGCGAGGACGATGCGCGGGAGCAAGCCGAACAGCAGGCAACCGCACCACCCGAGCCTGAAGCACCACAGGCACCGGACCCCGAGCCGGAGACACAAGAACCTGAACCCGAGCCCAAATACACCGTCAAGGTGCGAGGGCAAGAGGTTGAGGTCACCCTTGATGAGCTTCGGAACGGCTATTCCAGGACCGAGGACTACAAGGCCAAGACTGCCGAACTCGCGGAACAGCGCAGGGCGCTGGAAAGCAGAACGGCGGAATTCGCTGCCCGAGCCACGAAGTTGGATGAAGTGCTCTCCCGAGCGCCGCTTGATCCCGTGTTGGCCGAGGGGCAACAGACTGATTGGGCTGCGTTGGCCCGCGACAATCCTGCGGAGTATGTGCAGAGGCGCGCGGTGTTTGACCAGCGTGTTCAACAATGGCGAGAAGTGGCGGCTGCACGCGAGATGGCCGTCAGGCAGGCTGCGGAAGCGCAACTTGCAGAGAGCGCACGGCGCATGGCCGATGCCGTTCCCGAGTGGAACGACGAAGGCAAGCGCAAGGAACTCCAGACCGGACTAGCCAAAACCCTAGAGGGTTACGGGTTCAAGCCGGAGGAATTCCAACACGTATCCGACCACCGCGTTCTGTTGGTGGCCCGTGATGCCATGCTCTACCGCCAGATGATGGACCAGCGGAAAGCGGCGGAGGCCAAGAAGTCCGCCCCGACCCCGCCCAGGACAGTCACCCCCGGCACACCACAGGCAGGCAAGTCCGACGCCAAGGCAAAGGCCCTCCTCAAACAAGCGGCCAAGAGCGGGCGTGTTGATGATCAGGTCAACGCCATCCTTGCCGCCCTGGAATAAGGCCACCATCCCATGGCGATTCTGACCAACACCGCCCTCACGTTCTCTGCCATCGGCAACCGTGAGGACCTGGCTGATACCATCTTCAACATTGACCCCGTTGAAACGCCGTTCATGGCGTCCATCGGCAAGAACAAGGCGAGCGCGGTTCTGCACGAGTGGCAGACCCAGGCCCTTGCCGCTGCGGCTGCGAACGCCGCGCTTGAAGGTGACGACACGACTTCCTCGTATTCGTTCACCGCGATCACCGCCACCGCGCGCCTCGTGAACCGCTGCCAGATCAGCCGCAAGGATGTTGTGGTATCGGGCACCCAGGATGCCGTTTCCAAGGCCGGTCGCGCCAAGGAAATCGTGTATCAGATGGTTCTGAAGAACAAGGAACTCCGCCGCGATATGGAGTTTGTTCTGACGAACAATCAGGCCCCGGTCACTGGCAACTCCACCACCGCCCGCCAGCTTCGCCCCGCCCTGTCGTGGTATTCCACGAACGTTGGCGACGGCGGCGGCTCGGCGGCCAACGGCTCCACCACTGCGGCCCGCACCGATGGCACCCAGCGTGCGCTTACTGAGTCGCTGGTGAAGGCACAGCTTCAGGCGGCTTGGACCGTGGGCGGCATGGTGGACCTCATCATGTGCGGCCCGTTCAACAAGACGGTCATTTCCGGGTTCACCGGGAACAACACCCGCACTCAGGACACCAGCGACGGCAAACTGTCGGCTGCCATTGATGTGTATGAATCGGACTTCGGGGTTCACACCATCAAGGCGAACCGCTTCAGCCGCGACCGTGACCTTCACCTCCTGATGACGGACCTGTGGGCTGTGTCCTACCTGCGCCCCATCAAGGCGGTGGACCTCGCCCGCACGGGCGACAACGAGAAGGGTATGCTCATCGTTGAGTATACCCTTGAGTGCAGGAACGAGAAGGGCAACGCCCTTGTGGCGGATTTGACCACGAGCTGAGTCCTTGATGAGCCCATCCGAGGTTCCTATTTCGTTCTCATTGAGAATGTTTGTGGGTGCCTCGGATGGGTGTTTGCTCGGCTGCGCGTGGTGAATTCGGCCCCACAACCGGGGAATCGTTTTCTGGGCGGTTATGGAAGAATATTTCCAAGGGTGGCCCGGAGGATTGCTGGCCGTGGGTGGGGAAATGGACTGCCAACGGCTACGGCAAGATTAGTCTTAATGGCCGTGGAGTCCGCGCCCATCGCGCTGTGTGGGAAGACACCAACGGCGCGATCCCTACGGGACGCGGCTTCCACGGGACTGTCGTGATGCACAAGTGCGACAACCGGGCGTGCTGCAACCCCGCGCATCTTGTTCTTGGGTCTCAATCCGAGAACATGAAAGACATGGCGGCCAAGGGGCGCAGCAAAGCAGAGATGTTCCGTTGTGGAGAAACCAACCCTCGCGCGCGGTTATCTTCGGTTGACGTCGCGAGTATCCGGGCAAGCGCTATGAGTGGTGCCGCGCTCGCTCGCGAGTTCGGATGCAGTGAAAGCACCATTGCTAATATCCGGCACCGACGAACTAGACGACTAGGCTAGTCCGAATTCGAACAACCCAAGCGGTCCCGAAAGGGGCCGTTTTTTGTTTAAGGGGGCCGTAATGGTCGATATCTCCCAGCGTGCAGCGGGCGAAATGGAGTTGGTAGGCAAGGATGGGACCGGCAAGGGCTTCGTCAACGCCACCGCTTCTTGGCACCCGTCCAGCAACGCAACCAACATCGTTCTTGTGGCGGATCGCGCCTATCGCGTGAAGTCCATCCTTGGCCGCGTGAACGTGGCGGGCACCGATGCCAGCGCCGTTACCGCGACCGTCTACAAGGCGGCTTCTGGAACTGCGCTCGCCTCCGGCACCGCGCTGCACTCCAGCACCTTCAACCTGAAGGGCACCGCCGCGACGAACCAGACACTTACCCTGTCCACCACGGCGGGTGTTCTGGATATCGCATCGGGCGACACCATCGGCGTTGTCCTGAGCGGCACCCTGACTTCGGCCACGGGCGCGATCACCGTCACTCTGGCGCCGAAGTAACGCCATGAGCGCATGCCCTGAATTTGGCGTCTATTCGCTCGCCGGGACCCCCGCCAGCGCGACTACGGGGGCTTCCTCGGCAACGCTGGCCCTGCCGAATACCGCGAGCGGCACGGATGCCCGATGGGTCTACGTCGCCACGGTGGCCGGTTCCTGCTACGTCATGCCCGTTCAATCGGGCGGCAGCGTAACAGCCGGGGCCGGGTTCCCGGTCACCACGGCGGGCGTGGTCCTGAATGTCCGTGGTTACACCCATCTGGCGCATATCCAAATTTCGAGCGCACAAACGCTCGTTGTCGTGCCGTTGGAGGTGTGATGACGGGCCTTCCCCTTGGCGGCACGGCTGCGGGCATCGCGGAAAGCCTGCATTTCGGGGAGAGTGACAACACCTTCACCATCAACCGGGTTCAGGACGTTGAGCCCTTCCTTGACGCGAACAAGCGCGCTCAGGCTGATGGCGAAGGTTGGTCACCCTCCCGCGAAATGCGCCGGATCGCGAGCATCCCGCCGATTGTCCATGAGATCTGGAAAAAGCAATGGGGCGTGGACCCCCTGAAGCCGGAGAATCATCGGCTGCTGCGCCGCCTGCTGAACGACCCCGAGAACCGCTTTCTCCGCGTGTCTGAGGGCGCTTTCTGATGGCGATCACCACCTATGCCACTCTCGTAGACGCGGTGCGGGACTGGCTAGGGCGGGCGAGCGACACGACGTATCTCACGGATGCCCGCATCGGGGACTGCATCCGGCTGGCCGAGGCCGATATTTATGAACGGCTCCGCGTCCGGGAAATGGAGACGGTCTATTCCTTGTCCGTCACCGGGCAATCCATGACCCTCCCATCGGGGTTGCTCGGCATCCGCCGGGCCTATCTCGATACCGACCCGAAGGTTGAGTTGCAGTATATGGCCCCTCCGCAGTTCTGGGGGGAGTTTGACGAAACCGGCACGGGCCGCCCATGGGCTTACACCCAAGAGGGCGGATTGATGGTGTTCGGTCCATCCCCGGACGCCACCTATACCTGCAAGCTGATCTACTACAAACGCCCGGACGCACTGGCGCCGAACGTCACCCCGAACGACCTGTTCGTGTATCAGCCGGACCTCTGGCTTTACGGGACGCTCGCCCATGCCTGCGTTTTCACACAGGACGATGAGAGGTTGGCGACCTTCAAGCAGGCGTTTGCGGAAGCCCTCGCGCGGGCGGACCTGAGCAACGAAAAAGCCCGCTGGAGCGGGGCGCCATTGGTGGTGAGGCCGGGATGAACTTGATGCAGGGCAGCCCCACCTGGCAGGCGCACAAATCGGCCCTAGACAGCCTTATGGCGCAGCATGGGGTTTACCCTACCCCGCAGCCGGTTGCCCCCGTCCAAGCGGCTCCTGCGCCCGCTGAATCCCCTACCGCATGGTGGGACTACATCAACGCCATCAACGCCCGCGAAACCGGGCTTGGGCCAACCGGGGCGAACATCTCGCCGCTTGGCGCATGGTATGGCGCGGATGGTCTGCGGATGCCGGAGTTTGGCATGTCGGGGTATGACGGGGGAGCGCCGGGGAGCCTCGCCGGGCTCGGTGGACTGGGGTTCAACGGTTCTACCGTTGGGGGGCTGTTGGGCGCCCTAGCGGGCGGTATCGTCGGTGGCCCGTTTGGTGGGCTTCTGGGCGGTATCGGTGGCCGGGCCTTCGGTGGGTGGTTGGGCGGCGATTGGGGCGGCAGCAATGATGGCGGCGCCACGTCGGCGGTTGGCGGTTCGGCGGCGTCACAAGCGGCGGGCTACGGGGGTGGGTATGGCACCGGCCCTGATGGGTGGGGCGGGCTCTAGTGCCGGGCTTGCTGGATCTTCTGGCGCAGAACTTCCCCAGCCTGTTTGGAGCCCCGGCCCCTGTTCGCCCGCGCAGCCTGCTTGATACAACGTCCACCAACCCCGTTGGAACCTCCAGCATCTACCCGCCGCAGGTTATGACGAACCCTGACCCGAACGTGTCGCCTGTGGTGGATCGGTCCACGATGACGCCGCAATCCCTGTGGGGCGCGTTGCTGTCGGGGAACAAGCGCAACGTCACGGCGGCGGAACTGCCCGCGCTGGAGAACAAGGCGAACACGGCGGTTGACTACGGGATGGCGGTGGCGGGGGCGACGCAGCCGATCCGGGCGTTCCACGGCTCGCCGCACACGTTCGACCGGTTCGATATGTCCAAGATCGGGACGGGCGAGGGCGCGCAGGCTTACGGGCATGGGCTGTATTTCGCGGGGAATGAGGACGTCGCGAAGGGATATCGGGACGCGCTGCGGGGGACGCGCCACATCAGCAATGACGCCGTTCGCGACATAGCGGCGCTGCCCAATGTCAGCGACGAGGCGATGAAGTTTCTTCGGTGGCAGTTCGATGCGCAAGGCGGCGACATAGACAAGGCTATCCGGTGGGCTCGCAATGGCAACTTGGAATTGCGGGCAATCCCGGAGGCTGCGCTTAAGCCCGCCGTTGAAAAAATGGCCGATGTGGCAAAAGGCTCCATGTATGAAGTCTCCCTCCGCACCAGCCCGGAACGGCTGCTGGATTGGGATAAGCCGCTGAGCGCGCAGCCGGGGGCTGATTATTTTTCTCTAATGCAGTCGCACGGGAATGCTCCGACCGGCGCAGATGCTTACCGCTGGATGGTTGATATGAGCGGCGGCCCGGCTCGCGCATCTGAGAAGATGAAAAAATCCGGTTTTGATGGCCTTCAATATCTTGACGCGGGAAGCCGAGGTGCCGCGCATGGTAGTGGAGAGTTGACCCGCAACTACGTGCTCTTCCGGGATGACATTATCGACATTCTGCGGCGGTATGGGTTGATCGGAACGCTTGGGGGTGGCGGGGCTGGCCTTCTGTCTCAGGGGTCCGACCAATGACCGTCATCCCGGTAGGGGACTACCGCCCCGACGTTCCGGCCTATCTCGGCACCCATGCCACCGTAGCGGACAACATCTACCCCCGTTCGGACGGCTCCGATGGACCTCTGAGGGGGCCTGTAGCCATGACCGGGGATGTCGGGGGTGAGGTTATGGGCGCCGCCTGCATGCGGGACAGCGCCGGGGTCATCTATGTCATCGCCGGGATTACGGATGACATCCTCATTCAAAACGGCCTGACTTGGACCGGGAAGGGATCGGCAGCCTACGGCGCCACCCGCGCGAAGCCGTGGCGGTTCGCTCAATTCGGGGACAACGCCGTAGCTGTCTGCGGCAATGAGGCGGATCAGAACTGGCCACTCGGCGGGGCAGGGGACTTCGTAGACCTCTCGGCATCCGCCCCGGAAGCACATTTCGTGGCGACGATGGAACCGGGCTTCCTGATGCTCGGCCATATCTACGACGGCACTATTCGCCCTTCGGCCCTCCGGTGGAGTGCGATTAACGACCACACGGATTGGCCGACCATAGGGACTTCCGACGCGGCGGCGAAACAGTCCGATGAACAGGAATTACCCAACGGCGGGGCTATTTCGTCCCTTGCCGCTGCCGTTGGCGGGGCTGCCGGGGCGGTGTGGACCGAAAAGAGCATCTATCGGATTGAATACGTCGGGGCTCCCGCAATCTTCGCCTTCCGGGAAATCTCGCGCGGCACCGGCTGCATGTGCCCGAACGCTACCATCGTCCTGAACGGGGTTGCCTACTACATCAGCGAGGAAGGGTTTTGCTCATTTGATGGGCAATCCGAAACGCTAATCGGGTTCGGGAGGGTGTCCCGCACGTTCCTGTCCACGGTCGATACACAGAATCTCGACCGGGTGTATGTGACGGCGGACCCGCTGCGGAAGATCATCGTTTGGGCCTATCCCGACGTGGCAGCCGCCAACGGGCACCCGAACAACTGGCTCATCTACAATTATGCGGCGGACAGGTGGCGGCACGCCAACGACCCAAGCCTTGTGACGCAACTCGTCTTCCCGTCCCGGTCGGTCGCATACACGGTCGACACCCTCGATACCGTCCTGCCTTCGGGGATGGACGCTTACGACTTCTCCCTTGATTCCCCTCTGTATGCCGGCGGCCTGCGGCTTCTGGCGGGGTTCGATACCGATAACCAGATGGTCAGCTTTGAGGGAACCACACTGGCGGCGTTGGTGGAAACCGGGGAAACAGACATGCAGGGGCGGCGGGGGTTCGTGAAGGGCATTCGCCCCCTGACCGATGCCCCGAATGCGTCGGCTGCCGTGGGGTTCCGAAACGCCTTCTCATCTCAGGTCGAATACGGGCCTCTGACGAGCATGCAGGTAACCGGGATATGCCCGCAGAGGGTCAGCGCGCGGTATCTCCGCGCACGGCTCTACATCCCCGCCGGGGAGGCTTGGACCTACCTGCAAGGGGCTGACGTGATGATGAAGCAGGGCGGCGGGCGTTGACCACCGGCTATCTGCCACCCCCCGACACACCGGGGAATGAAACACCCTCGGCCTTGTTCCGCCATGCCCGCCAGGTCGCAGCGGCGGCCAAACTGGCAATGCAGGGCAAGGTTAACGCCGTGGCGACCGTCACCCTGACCGCCGGGGCGGCCTCAACGGTCTGGAAAGACCCACGCCTGACTTCCACGGCGGCGGTTGTATTCGACCCGATGACGGCGAACGCGGCGGCGGAACTTGCGGCGGGCACGCTGTATACGACCTCGGCCAACCGACTGAACGGGCAATGGACACTTACCCACGCCAATGCGGTGAGCACTGACCGGACGTTCCGGGCGCTGATTATTGGTTAGCCTATCACGGATGACACACAAAGCGCGTTGTCTATCATCAAACGCGATTTTTGAGAGACAAAATTGACCGTCATTCGTGTTCCTCCTGAACATGCGGCGGCGATGTGGCCACGGATCGTGGAGCAGGTTGAAGCAGCCCTAGAACACTCGGAAGGCTGTTACCGGGCGGCGGACGTGCTGGACGCCCTCCTAGCCGGGGAATGGCAGTTGTGGACCGATGGCAGGTCTATCGCATGCACGCGGGTAGCCGAGTATCCGGCCAAGCGGGTTCTTTCAATCATCCTCGCCTCTGGCGGGAGGGACAGCGTAGCCCCGATTTGGGCGGCGCTGGAACCGTTCGCCCGGGTCAACGGGTGTTCGGCAATAAGTTGGTGGGGGCGCCCCGGTTGGCGGCGTTCCGGGTTTCTCCCGAAAGGGTGGCGGCACACGCATGACGTGATGACGGTGGAGTTAACTGAATGAGTCTCGATGGCGGTAGCAAGACTGTTACCACGACGCAGAATCAGGACCCGTGGGGGCCGCAGCAGCCCTATTTGGTCCAGGGTTTCAGCCGTGCCCTAGATCAGTTGAACGGCGCGAAGCCCCAATACTATCCGGGGCAGACCGTCACTGACACGACCGCCGCCACCCAAGGCGCGTGGGACCAGGGCATGGGGCAGGCCGGGCGGAATGCGGACCTCATCAACTATACCGCCGGGGGCGGGTTCCTGAACTCGGGGAACCCCTACTTTCAGGGCATGGTGGATCAGGTGGGCCGCGCCATTCGTCCGAACATTGATAGCGTGTTTGCGGGCAATGGGCGGCTCGGCTCCGGGGCGCATGCTAATGCCTACGCCTCCGCGCTGGCGGATCAGGCCGGTCGGATGGCTTACCAGAACTATGGGGATGAGCGCGGGCGCCAGATTGCGGCATCTCAGGACTACAGCCCGTTCGCGTTCATGTCGGGGGTTGGTCAGCAGCAGGAAGCCAAGCAGGGGCAATACCTGGCAGACGCGGCGCAGCGTTGGGATTTCGAGCAGAACAAGGATGCCAACAAGCTGGCCCAATACATGAGCCTGATCGGCAACCGTTCGTATGGCGGCAGCAACGTGAGCACCCAGCCCTACACCGGGAACAACACCCTTCAGACCGTGGGCACCGGCCTAGCCGGGCTCGGGGCGTTGGGGCAGGGCGCGGCTGGCCTGAAGTCTCTGTTCGGGTTCTAAGGAGGCTGGAATGGGGCTCTTTGACTTCCTCTCTGCGGACCCTACCAGCGCGCAGGCGATGCAGGCGCAGGGGTTGTTTGGCGGGTTGCAGGCCCTTGGCGCGGGGCTGGCGCAGGCGGGGCAGATGCGCCCCGTGGGGCAGCCGGGGCCTAGCCTTGGCGATGCCTTCCTTGCCTACGGTCGGGGCAATCAGGCGGGCTTGCTGGGGGCCTATCAGCAGGCGGAGATGAACCGCCGCGCCAAGCGCATAGGGCTCCTGGCTGAAGCGCAAAGCGATAAGCCGGATGACCAAATCAGCCCCGAAGCCCGCCAGATCCGCCCGATCCTGTCCAGCCTCCCCCCGGAGGTGCGGGCATTCGCGGGGCCGGATGAACTGCCGCAACTCGCCATTCAGCGGGGCACCCAACGCCAACGCCCGATGACCGCCGAGGAATTGGCTGCCGCCGGGTTCCGCCCGGGTTCCGTGGTCATGGTCAATGACTTCACGGGCAACCCGAATGTGGTTCAGCAATCCAACCTACTTTCGCCCGATGAAGAGGCGCAGCAGGCGAGGTTGAAGCGGGCCGGGCTCCAGCCGCAAGTTCAGTGGCGCACCATTACCGACGCTCAGGGCAACGTCATCGCCAAGATCGGGAGCAACGGGGATTATGTGCCCCTGCGCGCCGATCCTGCGCCCGTCAGCGTCGCCCCGGGCGGGCGGCTTGTGGACCCCCGAACCGGGCGAATTGTGGCTGAAGGCGGCCCGGATAAGCCCAATCTCCCGGCGGGGTATCAGATGGGGCCGGATGGCAAGGCCATCCCCATCCCCGGCTTGGCCGAAGCGCAGCAAGCACAGGACGCGGCGAACCCTCAGACGCAGGCCAAGGGCGCCAACGAACTCCGCGACGAATACACCAAATTGACCGGGGATTTCCGAACGGTTCAGGATGCCTACGCCAAAATCCAGATGGCGGGGAAGACGGGGCAGGGCGATATGGCCTTGCTCTATGGATATATGAAGATCCTAGACCCCGGCTCGGTTGTGCGGGAAAGCGAATTTGCCACCGCTGCCCGTTCGGGCTCTCTCCCCCAGCAAATCCAGGGGTGGGCTACGCGCGTCATCAATGGCGAACGTCTGCCCGATGCCGTGCGCGAAGGCTTCAAGGCGGAAGCGGCCAACGTCTACAAGGCGCAATCCGAGGGATACGCGAACCTCCAGAAGCAATACCGGGACCTTGCCATCCGGCGCGGCGTGAAGCCGGAAGACGTGGTTATCCCGTTCCAGTATCAGGCGCCTACAGGCGGGGGTGGTGGCGGCGGGGCAACCGGGCGTGACCCGCTGGGGCTTCTCAAATGAGCGAGACTCTATCCCCGCGCCAGTCGTGGGAAGGCCCAAAGATCAATGGCGATATGCGGGCGAAGCTGTCCGATGCCCTGTATTCGGAGTTCTACTCCAAGGCCATGAGCCGGGAGGACTTCGATAAGAAGGCCGGGGGCATGAGCGACAAGCAGATTGCCGACGCGGCGTATCAGTCGTTCTATGACGGCAAGGTTGATCGGGCGCAGTTCAACGAGACGCTGGGGCTCAAGAGCCATTCCGGCGCCACGGCGGATGCCATTACGGGCGGCATGTCGCTTGGGTTTCAGGATGAGTTGCGGGCCATCGCGGGCACGGGTGTTCGCACCCTCGGGACGCTCCTGACTGGCAAACTCCCCACATGGACAGCCATGAGCGGGGCCTACGATCAGGAACTCCGCGCTCAGCGCGAGAATGCCGACGTGTTCCGCCAGAACAACCCTTACCTTGGGCGCGGGCTAGAATTCGCGGGTGGGATGCTCACTGGCGGCGGCCCGGGTTCGGTCGCTACCCAAGCCCCCACACGCACCGGGGCGGCCCTCAACGCGGCTAAGATTGGCGCTGTGACGGGCTTTGGTGATGCCGAGGGGGATCTAGCCAACCGCGTGGAAGGCATGGGCGTCGGCGCCGGGTTGGGTGGTGCCATCGGTGCCGCTGCCCCCGTGGCGTTGCAGGGCGTATCCATGCTCTTGGGGCGGGCAGGGAAAATGCTCGGTATAGGCGACAGCGAGAAGGTGGCCACCCAACTCCTGTTGAAAGCCTTTCAGGATGACGGCATCCCACCGCAACAGATCGCCACCCGACTGGCTGAATGGCAGAAGGCCGGAGCGAAGCCGGAAACCCTGTTTGACCTCGGTGGGGAGAACGTCCGCAGGCTCGCCCGCACGGCGGCGGGGCGCACGGGACCGGGAACGGAACGGGCAGTCACCTTCCTAGAAGGACGCCAATCGGATCAGGCCCAGCGTGTGGCCGAGGATGTGGCGAACACTCTTGGCCAGAAGTCCAGCGACTTCCACCCCTCGATGGCGGCGCTGAATGAGACGAGGCGCACATCGGCAGCCCCCCTCTATGAACAGGCTTTCGCGGTCACGCCGACGAAGGTTGAGGCCGATACGGTGCAGCGGTTCATCAAGGACCCCATCGGGCAGGAAGCTTTGCAAAAAGGGCTTCGCATCATTGAACTGGAACACCTTGCGGCGGGGACGAAGTTTGACCCCAAGGCGTATGGTGTGGTGCGGGAGGGGGCTACCGCGCCGCAGGCGGGGCGGGTGTCTCCCGGGTTCTCTCCAGGATTGCCCACGGTGGGGACCGTGCCGACGCCGCAGCCGCAGCCCACATCCGGCAAGTGGGTATTGCAGCCCGGGCAAGAGCCGAATATGCGGCTTATGGACGCCGTTAAGCGCGGCTATGACGATATCGTGGAGAGTTTCCGCAGCCCCACTACGGGCAGGCTGCAACTCGACCAATACGGGCGCGCGGTGAATGACGCCCGGGCGGCCTATACCGGGAGCCTCCGCAGTATGTTCCCCAAGTATGGGGACGCCCTGAATGCGTGGGCTGGCCCGTCGCAACTGATGGATGCGGCCAACCGAGGGCGTAGCATCTTCACCATGCGGGACAGTGAGGTTGCGGCATCTGCGGTGGCGGTGCGGACCAACCCGGCAGAAGCCGACGCGTTCCGGCTCGGCGCGGCGCAGGCCATCAGGGACCAGATCGCCCGCGCTCCGGACGGGGCGGATGCGGTCAAGCGTATCTTCGGCTCTCCGCAGAAGCGGGAGCTCCTCCGGGCCGCGTTCCCGAGTGAAGGGGCGTTCAAAGCCTTTGAGGCGGCGATGAAGCGCGAAGCCGCGATGTATAAGAACGCCCAATTCGTGAGCCCCCGCACGGGGTCTCAGACGCAGTTACGGGAAGCGGACGCGGGCGATATCGGGTCTATGGCAACCGACGTGCTCGGCGCCCTGGCAACCGGGGCCATCATGCCTGGCCAGACGGCGCGCGGCGCGGTGGGGCAGGCGTTCCGCAACATGGGCGCCCGTGCGCAGGGCATCTCTCCGGGTGTGGCGGATAGTCTCGTTGCTCGTTTGTTTACCAGCGACCCCAAGGCCATCGGGCGCACCGGGGGGCTGTTGTCTCAGACCGACCTTGATAACGCCCTTGCGCGCATCCAAGCCCGCCGCCTTGGGGGGCTGCTGATGCCCGGCGCATCGGCTGGCGTCAACGTCGCTCGCTGAGAATGCCCAACGGATCACGCGAAACGGTCGGGCAAGCCTCTGGCACCCGATGAACAACGATAACCGCCGCCAGCGCCAAGCCGATCACGCCGAACACAATCGCAAAGCGGTGGTCACTCATACGGGGGTTTCCCATGGCTGAAATTCAGACGTCTACGTGGTCGGAAACGGCGGCGAACAACAATTCTTCCCCGCCCGATGGCTTCCCGGAGGGGCAGACTTACGCCTCGCTGAACAACTGCCTCCGGGAAATGATGGCGGTCCTCAAGCGGGCATACAACCGGGAACACGCCGTTGTCATCGCGGGCGGGACCGGGGACGCCATGACCCTGACCTATACCACCGCACCAGCGGCTTACGTGTCGGGGATGTATTTTCGGTTCTACTCCCCGGCATCGGCCAACACCGTGACGAACCCAACCCTCAACGTGAACGGGCTCGGGGCTAAGACGCTGTTTAAGCGTGACGGCTCTACAGCACTGGCCGCAAATGATATTCTCGCTTCCACGCTTTATGAGGTGACTTACGACGGGACGAATTTTCGTCTCCATGCGACGGGCAAGTGAGATGACCGACGAAGAACGGGTTTCCTTCCGCGACCTCGCTGAAGCCCGCGAACGCCTTGCCCGGCTGGAGATGAGCGCGACGGCCCTCAACGATTCCGTTAAGAAAGTCGGGGACAACGTTGCAGAACTTAGCGAAAAAGTTGACGGACTGACGAACACCATTGCCCAAGCCCGAGGCGCATGGGCCGCCGGGAAGTTGGGATACGGCGCAATTACCGCAGCCATTGGCGGTATAGTGGGATGGATCGCCACCCATCTCCCGTTAGGGATGCCTAAATGATTGAGCCCTCCGAGGTTGTGAGGCTCTACTACGAAGCGGTTGCCAAGGGAGGAGTGCCACTTGGAGGCAAAACCAAGATCGGTTCGCATTCTGCGGTAACAATGATTACCGAACAGACCGGGCTTCACCGGGGCACCGTTCGGAAATATCTCCAGTTGGGGTTGGATGAGCCCCGCCCGATCAAGGTTCCAGACTTCACCGTTCCGGCACTCCCGGACCCCGACGAACCCGCCGAAGTCCTGATTGAACGGAGGATGCAGAGGTTCGGGCAGATCAAGGAATCCCGCGAGGCCCGGCGCCTTGTTCGCATCCCTGTGAACATTGATGGCCCGTTTGCCATCCTGCACATGGGCGACCCGCACGTTGACGATGACGGGTGCGACTGGCCGACCCTGAAAGCCCATATCGACATTGCCCGTAAGACGCCGGGGATGATCGCCGGGAACGTCGGGGACCTCACAAACAACTGGATTGGCCGTTTGGCCCGTCTCTACGCTCATCAGGAAACCACCGCCCGGCAGGCGTGGAAGTTGGCGGAGTGGTTCATTCAGTCCACCCCATGGCTCTACCTGATCGGGGGCAACCACGACTTGTGGAGCGGCGACGGCGACCCTCTGAAATGGATATCTCGGCAGGCCGGGGTGATATACGAACCGCACGGGGTCCGGTTGGGGTTGGCGCTGCCAGGTGGCCGGGAACTCCGCATCAACTCCCGCCACGACTTCACCGGGTCTAGCCAGTGGAACCCCGCCCACGGCCCGAACAAGGCCGCAATGCTCGGCCCATCGGACCACATCTATATCGCCGGTCATCGGCATGTGTTCGGGATGAACTGGCACAAGCAGGCGGATGGCGTGTGGTCGTGCGCCCTCCGGGTGGGCTCCTACAAGGTGTATGACGGATACGCCGACGCCCGGGGCTTCCCCGATCATAACCTGCCCGCCGTGGTGACGATGATCCGCCCGGACGCCGATGAAGCCGGATTCGTGGAGGTGTTCAAGGATGTCGAATTCGCGGCAGATTACCTCACCTTCGCCCGCAAGCGGTGGGAAAGCGGCAAGAGGATCAAAGGCAAGGCGGCCTGAGCCCGCCATGGCCTCCGACATGAGGGACGCCCTCGAAGCCTCCATCCGGGATGGGGCGGTGGCTATGGTAATGATCTACGAGAAACCGGGCGGGCGGGTCATATCCCGAACCGTGCCCGGCCTAGACGTGGTGCGGCTTGGGCTGCTGTGCCGCGCATCCAACGGTGAAGAGTAGGAGAACGAACCATGAACGCAATTCTTGCCCGCCTGCGCGAGCCGTCTAGCTGGGCTGGCATCGCGGCAGTTATCGGCCTGTTCGGGATCAAGGTAGCCCCGGAGCAAATGCAAGCCGTCATGACCCTTGGGGCGGCTGCGGCTGGCGCTGCGGCGGTGTTCCTCCCGGAGAAGAAGTAAGCCTTCACTCGTCCATCAATGTGACGAGGCCCGACACGAAGCCTAGAGAAGCCCCCGTCAAGGCGCCCGCAAACCCTGCCACGGTGCCTACGGCGGGGGCTAGACCCGTCCCTAGCAGCCAGCCTCCCCATAACCCCAACAGGAGGGCGAGGGAGGTCCCGGCAAAGGCGCAGGCTCCAACCCACGCAACCATTTTCAGACCAGCCGAAACCATGACGTTTCCCTTGAGGTGAATACACACCTTACACGATGTTGCCGATGGGTGATGAGTCTATCCACAAGGCTAAGGCTCCTGCGGAAGCCACGCCCACACGTAGCCTGACTTGATCCTGCTGATATGAGCGTCAGAGATGCCGTAGCGGGCGGCTAGAACCCTGTATGGTTCATGGGATGACCGGATGGCTCGGACACTCTCGCGCGTCAGCTTGGACCGCCCATGTTCCTCACCGCGCCGCATGCTCTTGTAACCCTCCCGGGTCATCCGGTCCCGCATGTTGTCGGCCAGCGTGCCGGGATTGCATTCGGCATTGGCGATGGCCTCGGCGTCTCCGCTTGGCATGTGCAGGGGATAGAACCCCTCTGCCCGATGGAACGTGTAAATCGGCGGGAATTTGCCCATCACACCCCCTCCACATCCGCCGCGACCTCCGGGATGCGCGGCAGGGGGACGCGGGCGCGCAGGGTGGCGATGGCGTTCTTCGTGCTG